TTCTACGAAGAATTGTGGTGCTTGCTTCGAGGAACCACTATTCAAGTCCTCAATATACGGTGCATCGTTACTGACCACGACACTATTACCGTTAACAGAACTCTTCCAACGTGATCTTGCGTAGCCTGTGTCGACTGGCGTATTTATCGCCATGTCTATTGCCATCACCTCGGCTACGGTCTTGGATTGCTTAACGCGCTCCTTTAAGAGTTCATCTCTCATGCCCGCGAGAGCCTTGTCAATTCCCTTGGCTTTTACTGTCAGCATTTGAGTCTCCTAGTAGCGGATTAATATTACCCTTCGCACCGAGCAATTTCTTGAACAATGCGCTGGCTTTGAAGTTTGCACCTGAGATCTTACCAAGCTTCTTGTCCTCATCACGCTTCTTAAAGATAGGCGCTAATGAAGGAAACAGCTCTTCAGGCTTTTGTTTCAGACCTTGTGCTTTCAGTAGAAGAAATGTCCTATAATCTTCTTGCCAACCTGCAGGCCGTCGTTTATAGTACTCTATCCACCCCGTAAACTCGTCATAGGGCATTTCGTCTAATAACCGATACAAGGGCAGACGAAGAGTTTCTGCTAATTGAAAGAACACAAGCTCTTCGTCTGATAGATCCATTTACTTACCCAGGCCCGAGTTCTTCATGATTTCAGCAGACAGTTTCGTCAACTCATCCATCGGAAGATCAGAGATGTCGGAGTCACTGTATTCAGCGAATTCCGGGCAACCTGTGCGAATAACGAACAGCAGAACCTTGAGGTTGTCCCCTTCATCGTTCTCATTGCTCTTGACGAGCTTTTGAATTTCGATGACCTGGTTCACGGACAGCTTGAAGATCTCTACTTCTTCTCCCAGAAACTTGATTTTCTTCGGAGTCTTGTTGGCGGTAAATCGCATGCTCATTTTGTTATCTCTTTCGATGGATAGCATTATTTGAAATCCTCTTGATGCTTCGCCTGGAACTCATCTAAAGCCTTGAGCATTCCATGCAATACACCGAGAGTCTTGAATAATTCAACAGACTTCGGGCCTTCCACAAATTCTGGCAGACGTTCGTAAGTCTTTCTGATACTGATATCTACGCAACGCCGCATGTGTTTCGCAGTGGTGCGCAGTACATAACCCTGACTGAAGGGTTTCTCTTTCTGATTTTCCATTATTATCCTTAACATTGAGGACGCCGAACGCGGTGGTCTTCGGTCGTTTAAGATAGGGCAACCAATCCCTATCTCCTCAAACGTCAGCTATTAGGCAACCGGCTCAGTGGTGTAAGCACCATAGAAGTCGGACTGGATCGACAGCGTCAGGGTCGCGGTATTCGCGTCCGTCAGCTGCGGATTCACCAGCAACGCCTCGATCTTGCCCAGCCAGAAGAACTGAGTGTTCTTCGTAGCAGTGCCGTCAGAGGTGTCACCACCCAGGGCGGTCGAAGCAGCAACCGAACTGTAGCCAGGAGGCTCAGCATTCAGAAGCGTGAAGCGGAAGGCGTGGGTAACGCCGTCAGCAACAGCTTGACCCAGAAGCGTAGTGCTCGCCCAATCGGACGGCACGTAGTTGACAGTGACTTCCAGATTCGGAGCGTCAGACTGACCTTGTACCTGTTGCGACTGCGACTGTCCGAAGACAGGCACGTTCACAATGTTCGGAGGAGTACCGATAGCGGGAAACTCACGAACGTTCGCAATACGAGCGAACTTGGTAGCGCCAGCAGCGGCTTGGTCAACCGAGGTGAACATCGCCGCCCAATTGGTGATAAGACTGGGAGTAGCCGGAAGAGCCACGTCCGTATCAGCGCTAGCGCCGAAGTGAACGGACAGGTCCGAGTACATACCAGCGCCGATAGAAGAGATGTGTGCCATTTGTTAATCCTTAAGAAAGTAGTTGAACGGTACTGAATAGACGGCTTTGTACAACGCTGAGTTGTCCTTATCGTATCCACTAAGTACTAAATTGCTAGAACCAACCTGTGTGTGTCCACTTCCTGTTTCCAAAGACTTTCCAACGAGATGTTTATCAAGCTTGTCAGCTATCTCAACAACACGCTTTGGGCCTTGTCCAGCTTGGACGAATATGTCTATATTCAGGATTCCAGAAGTGGATTTCAGATTGACACCACTACCTCCCGAGATGATCGAAACTCTTATGTACTCATTGTTTGGTGCACTACCAACGTAGTTTGTCGGAAACGTTAAGACACCCTCGTTGGTCCATCGTGGCCTTTTGAATACAGAAAACACGTCCTGTTCCACAGCAGAGTATTTACCCATTATGTGGCCCTCGTGACTGTAACTGTTGTAGTGTATCCATTATCCTCTACCGGATGCGATATTCGCCATGTGTTGCCATTAAAGGTAGCTGTGTCGTAGACCGAAAGGTCGGACAAGTCCTCAGAGATCATCATCAGCTCGGCAGTCAGAGTGTTATTCTCTGGACTTTCGCCTTGCTGCTTCTTATCCCTACGCTTGGTGTTCAACACAGCTCTAACAACGGTCGTGACAGGAGTGGTGGTAGCCACAGTACCAGTCGCGAAGTTAAAGCTGGATGAATCCTTTTGCGTCAACGTAACGTCAATAGCTAGATCGCCTACGGCTTTGAAAGCCTTCCTTACAGCCTTTCGGACTGTCGCAAGGTAGGACATTAGTTAGCCCTCCATACAGCATTGCGTCCTCCTGTCCGCAGCATAGGATTGATAATCCGACGCACACTTGCAGGGATCAAGCTTACAGGAATGATGTTCTTCAGTTTGATCGAACCCACCTCTATGTCGATTACACCGCCCGTACTATCCATCAGACCATCGTTGTTCAGAACGTGGTAAGCTAGTTCGTACGTAGCATTCAACACTCGGGTGGGCGAATCAACATCATCAAACGACTTTGTTATGCCCAAACGTGGATCCCAATAAGAGCCAACCCTAGGAAAGGCCAGTGGTTGATCCTCACTTACAGCGGTTCCAATCCAGTTTAACTCATCTAATATGCTGGTAGCAGTGACCAGAGATTGAGCTTTTAGAGTGTCGCTAGCTTCAGTCCATGCAGCAACATCCGGCTTGTTAGCAAAGTACAACTCAGCCTCTGCCACCTCAACATACGAGTTTGTTCCTTTGATCAGCGCCATAAGTGACAAGTCCTATTAGGCGTGGAATACCGGGAGAATGCCCAGGCTCAGCGCGGAACTGTACTTGCGCTGCCACACGGACTGAACATAGGCAGGGGTGCCAGTGACCAGGCCATCAGTAGCGGCAGTAAGCGCCACTTGAACAGCGTTCTCGATAACAGCCTTGTAAGCAGCGTCGTCAGCAAACACGTTCTCGCTACCAGCCCACTTGTAACCGACCGGATGAGCGATGTAACCCCAACGATGCCAAATCGCAGTAGAACCACCACCCTTATAGGCAGCAGCATTGCGCTGGATTTCGACGGGATCAGGCACGTTCAGTGCATTGAAGTTGATCGCGCCAGGAAGAACGATGAAGCTCGTCTTGGTACCGACCACATCAACGCCAGGACCAGTGTTCATCTTGGTGAACTCGGCAGATGCCATGCTCTGAGTAGCACGAGTCAAGATAAGACGGAACTTACCCTGGAAGATCGTGTTGAACTCGATGCCAGCTTCGCTGACCTTATCCTGATCCACCAGATTGGCAGAACGGAGCGAGGCCATGACAGCGGGGCTGACGACCAGATAAGCATACGACGGCTCGTAATCCTTCCAAGCCATACCCATGGCAGTCAGGAAGCCCTCAGCGCGGGCAGCACCTTGAGCAGTAGCCGAAGCAGCAATGACCGGCAGCACGTTGCCCAGATCGACGTAGAAACCATACTTCTTGTCGGTCGGGTCGTTGTCAAACGTCTGTCCACCCAGACCGTTAGAGCCTTGGGCCTTGCCAGCACCGTTCAGCAACTCAGCAATAGCGACACCCTTGCAGACTGCAAGAATGGCGTTATGCTCGTCTTGAGCACGCGTCTCAGCGAAGTCACGACCGAACTTGGCCAGACCATCTTTCTGAGTAACAACTTGCTTCATGTTGACCTTCTCAGCACCTGCAGTCCGGACAGACTTGATGTATGTCAGGAATTCAGTGTCGGAGGTCGTCGCTGTACCAGCAGTACTGTCAGTAAGCGAGGCCAGGTTAATGGTCGGGGTAAGCGGCTTTTCCCAACGCAGTTGACCGATGAAGGTCTCAGTTTCAGTATCGATTTGCGAATTCGCCACGGTGATGCCGGTGTTGACCAGCTTCTTCGCGTTCGTATAAGCTTCATCGTAGTACGCACCAATAGCCGATTGCAGAACGGTATCAGTTGCGCCAGTTACACTCTTAGTTGCACTCATAAATATTTCCTTGTTGTATTATCGTTGCGGCAGTCTGCCTTCAGCAGCCATTCGGATCACTTCGTCTTGTGATTTGGCGAATAGCGATGTGTCGCCAGAGCCACCATCATTCCCACCCTTGCCTTGTCCCGAACCGGAACCTCCGCCAGAGCTAGCTTTTGTTTTGAACAAGAAAGATTGATTGTCATCAGCAACATATGCAGCAATGAAGTCTTTGATAGTGACACCGCTCTTGTGTACCCATTCGCCCTTATCGTTGCGAACAAGACCTTCAGCGATTTCCTTAAAAGCCATCTCAGCTGCGCGATCGTTCTTGAAATCCAGTCCTTGTAGTGCTGCACGCACATTCGCATCCCGAGTAAGCTCAGTATTGCGACGTTCCAATTCTGCATTCTTTGCATCCAGTTCCTTGCGCTTCACTTCAGCATCGGCAAGACGAGCCTCGTAGACCTCACGGTGTTTACCTTCGGCCTCAAGTCGCTTGATTTCAGCTTCACGTTCAGCGGCTTCTTTCTCCTTGAGCTTCTTCTCAGCAGCGTCTCGGATTTCGTAAGCCTTGTTGAGGTTATCTTTGAGGCCCTTGATCTGAGCTTCGATTCCCTCTTGAACTAGACGAGCGATCTTCTGTTCTTCTGTCTCACCCTTAAGAGCTTCCAGCCGATCCAATTCCGCTTGTTCCAGCGCAATCTCTTCGGTAGTCTTAGGAGTGCCATCTTCTTTATTCGGATTTATTGCCATGATTTCAAAGCTCCTGGGCACAGCCCATTTAAAATGTTAATGAGTACAACTCATTATCCAATTCCGTACCAGTAATGATTACCCTTGAAGTCGTGCGTTATCTTTACTAAGACATCGCTCTTCTTCAGAATATCACTCTCTTGTAACTTCTTACCACCGACAACAGATCGACCAGCGATAGGTATCAATCCAATGTCAATAGCTTCGTTCAGATACTTGTCATAGAGTTCCTTAGACAAGCCTCTATCACGCATTTCGTTAAGTGTGTCTAGGATAACGTTCTTATCCAGAACATTCGCATAGATTTCCCTAAGTGCATCCCTTGACTTCAATAGATCGGCAGCGTTGGCCATGAACGCGTCATGCACCGTAGCAGTAGGTATGTTGTTCTTACGTCCCCATAGATGATACTGCTTCACAAGTGTGGCGTCATTAGCATGGTTTCCGTTAACGGCAAAGGCTGTTCTAGCTTTGTTTACATCAGCAATGTCCCTCATGGTGTCTGTTTTGTTTCTGAACTCTTCCCACCACGTAGGGTCAGTCTTCTGTTTGATCATGAGGATGTTGGTCACCCAATCACCATTTGCATCACGATACACTAATCGCTCTTCGAACGCCTGTGTGAAATTCTGTTCAATAACCTTGCCATCAAAATTAACCCAAGGGATGTTCGTCCATTGTTTCGGCATCTTGTTCGGATACAGTACATCGAAGCCTCCGTAGAGTGTCTCTTCGATCGCACCTAACTTGAACTTTACCTTTCCAAGTGTAGTGCCAGTACGTCTGTCCAATGGAGCTTTAACACCGTAAATGACTTCAGATAGTAAGTCTCCTGGTTTATACCAAGGGACACGCTTAAGGAATTTCTCGCTGATTGATTCACTGGCTTTTGTACCCAACAACTCTGCCACACGCGGTGGTAGTTTGTCGCCAGCCTTGTAAGCACCGAAAAGCATCTGCCGCAGGATCTTAGCTTCGTCGAAGGACGCTTCATTCGGCTTGGCACTAGTGAGGAAGTCCTCAGCTAGTCTACCAAAGTAACGTGTGAAGTCCTTAAGAATAGGAACCTG